GTACCGGTGTACCACGATCACTCTAAACCGAATTATCTCAAATTTGGAGATAGTGCCTTCGCTACCTCGCCAAGACGCAATCCGTGTCCGGTCCGGCAGCACCCCCTCGACACCCAGCGTCGGTTTACTATTAATAATCTGTCCGATCGAATAGTGGATGTCGGATGCCTGATCCGTTAGTTCTTTCGCCTTTGCCCCTGTTTCCTCTTTCAGGACGGCAGTAACCGCGATGGGTAAGTTTTCGTCGATGTAACCGATAACATCTGAATCCGGTGCGCTCCCGTTGTCGCCATACGTGAGCAGCAGTGCCGGCAACGCGTCTTGTTGGTCTAATGCTGCCCAGTTTGCGAACCGTTTTTGAACCGTTTTCACCTCTATCGGAAACCCTGATACTCCTATAGGTGCCTTGAGTTTCTCAAACTCTTTGGCGAGGGCATTAATTATCTGTGCCCGGCGGTGTTGTTGTTCCATCAATTGTCTACCTCATCTTAGATCTTAGGGCGAGGGCTATCACCCTTTAGGCTTTACCGCCAATCTCAAGCGTGACCCATTCTTGGTCGAGAAGCTCACACAAGTCAATAATAGCGGCACGCTGCCCAGTGGAATCCATCGGTATGTCGAGCGTCAACGTGGCGAATTCCGGGTCTTTGATGTCGCCTTCTTTGTCAAATGTGACAGGCGTTATCTGAATCTTTTTGAGTTTGGCATCCATTCTGGACTCCTTGGCGTAATAGTTGTTGGTTGTTGGTGGTTGGTTAAGAGGATTCTGGTTTAATCCAAAACCTCTTAACTTATAACCAATAACTATTAACCCCTCATTTGCGTTCATTGATCGTAACTTTGACGAGGTCGTTGTCGACATGTTTCAGGCTCTCAAGTAGCCCTTTGGTTCTGGGGTCTACGTTGCCCGAAATAACCACTTCAACAGTCGCCACAGGCTCCACCGTTTCCGGTTCGGGTTCGGGTTCCGGTTCTGGAAACGTGGCATCATCGACTTCGGTCGCCACCTTTTCTACAACTTCTTCGGCGACCTGTTCAACCGCTTCTTCTGCACTTTCGGTAGGCGTTTCTAATTTCTGAATCGCGTCTACCGCTGCCTGTCCGGGTGAGTCGGCAGCGTCTGCAGCAGCCTTGAGCACCCTCTCGGTTGGAGTGAGTTCACCTGCGTCTACTTCTCGCGAATGTGCGTCATCTGCGGTTAATTGTTCATGCTCACCGAGGCGCGCTGCAATCTGTTCGAGACGTTTTTCAAGTCCGCCGATCTGCTTCATTGCGCCGTCAACACCTTCTTCAAGTTGCTCAAATTTCGGTTCGATCTGGTTAATATTCACTTTCAAAACCTCCGTTTCAGTAAAGAAGTTAGCAGTTACCAGGAAGAATCCTCTGTAAGGGCGAGGTTACCTCGCCCTTACTGGCCACTGGTTACTGTTAGCTGATAATCATACTCGCATTGTACATGTTGTAATTGTTGTGTTCCTCGGTGCCAGGCTTGAAACTTACCGGCTCGACGAACTGGTCTGTTTGGGGCTCAATAAAAACGACATCAACAGACGCGCCGTCCTGAATGATCGCGATGTTAAACGCGTGTTCACCGGACGCAGATAGCACGCGACCGACGGAGTTGATACCGAGATCGCAACACCGCGTGGCGAACTTCCGCGCGATGTCCTCACAATCGTAATCTTCCGCCTGCCACTCGATTTTATCCACTTCGGTTTCCGATAGCACCCGGTTGAGCATGTCGCGGGTCAGCACAGTGTACTTCGCGTCGGTCAATTTGAACGGCTGGACGCGCTTGATGTCCCCCGTCTCAATCTCCATTTCCTCGCTGCGACAAAAGTCCCTGTTGCCATCGCGGATACAGACCTTGTGCAACAAAGCTTGTCCGTCCACACCGGCATCATACACCTTCATGTCAGCCTGAATATCCGCTTTAAGACCTGCATGAGCGTCCGCTTTTTGCGCTGACGGAAACGTGGCCTCATTCGGTGATTCTGCCTCCCCGGTTTCTGTCGCGCGACGCTGCGATGTTTGTGGTGTTGAAATGATCTGATCCGGTTGACGCTCGCCATGGGTGTGCTGATCTGCTTCAAGTGCTGTCAGCCGACCCTCTATGTCGTCAAAACGCGGCTCAATATCTTGGACTCTCACTTTTTTTTTATCCTCCTTGTGAGCTCTGCGAGGAGCTCTTCGTCTGGGACGTGTCCCAACGCGGTTTCTGTCGGTTGTGGCGCTGTAGCAGGGGTTCCATATTCTCTGAAGTACCCGTTCCGCATGGCAAACGATGCGCGTTCCCAGCGTTGCGGGGTCTGCCGTGCTGCAAGCGAGTTCATCATCTCCTCTGCGGCTGTGCTGAAGCCCCTCGCGTTCACGGCGGCGATGAACTTCTTGAACTTCCTGAAACCGGCACCGCCGGCTTGGAACACCATCGACAGAATCACGGCACGCCGGGTTTCGCCTAACGCTTCTAACTCGTCCGGCATGAATGTGGGTTGAACATCCTCTAAAGCGTCCCCTACATCTATGTCAAAGAGGGCATCGCACTGCGCATCGGTGAGCGATAAGGTATGCACAGTATCGAGGGTGTAGTCGCCGAGTATCCGTGCCTCCTCGTCGGTCTGTTCGATTTCGAGGTTATGACCGATACCGATGTGCCATATCCCTTCAACTCGATGTGCTTGCGGGTTATAGCCTTCCTCGTCTTTCAAAAGTTGCCGCAGTAAAGTGTTATCCATTGGGTTTGTTTTCTCCGTTGTTGGTACTTTTCGTGTAGATATACGCGAAAATACCGGTTACGATGTTCGTCAGCACAAGCCGCACGGCTGTCGTGTGTGATGCGGAGGCGAATTCAGGGCTTTTGTAGCACCAGTATTCAAAAACGATCCACATCCCAAACGACAAGCCTAAGAGTAGCGTCTGCTGTATCTCGTCCCAAGTTTCCTTCCTCATTTTTATGACTCCTATTCTATAAACTCCGCATCCGTTTTGCGTGCAATCGCTTTCAATGCCCGCATGAGTTCTTTATGTTCCGCAGAGACTTTCACCCTGCAGTCGGTTATCATCGCCGCTAATTCCCGATGCGATTCGTCTTCCTTCTGTTGAAAGTCCACGAGCGCGTCGCGGTAAGATTGGATAACTTCAAAGAACTTCTCATCGCGTTCTTTAATGGTTTGCAGGAACATTTGTCGTTCGGCAGCATGCTCTTTTAAGAGTTTCGGGAGCAGGACGACTGCAGCAAACATCAGGATCGCTACATACCCTATCTGAATAAGACTGCCGGAGTTTGATTGTAAAAGCGATAAGAAATCCATTATTTCCCCCAATTCCAGGTAGGTTTCGCGCCGCCGTCATAACTTTTGGCATGCCCGTACTGGATAAGTAGTGAAGCTACGTCCATCTCGCTCACCGCTATATCAGCTATAGTGATGCCTGCGTCTGTTCCTTGATGCACATCGGTGAGCGAGATTTTGTTGCTATTGTTTGTGATGATGTCGATGAGTGTTTGCCGTGCTGCGAGTGCAGCGACTTTCTCTCGTTCACGCGAGGCTTCCGATCGTGGCGTGCCGTCAACGTTTTTGGTGCTTGCGCTTTTTTTAGGGGTATCAATGCCGGCAATGCGGATGTCCGTAAAGACATATACACCGTCATCGTCGATAATGATCCCTGGCCATTTGAGACCCGTTTCTTCAGAAGCGAAGGCGTGATCTAAAACCTTTACGCGCACATCCTTGATCGTCACACCATCGTAGACCTGCTTCTCTGGATCGATGATGATACATTCCCACTGCTGCGCATCCCCCCAAACATAGAGGACCCCGTACATCATCCCGGTGCCAAGTATCACAAGCAGTGAACCGAATAAAATTGCGTAGAGGAACGTTCTAAGGTTTGGGCTTTGCATCTCGTGTCTCCTTCATCTAAAAAAGATTTCCTTCGATTTCGGCGATCTCCTCACGCACCCATTTCTCTGTGAGCTTCTCGATATTTTCATCGAGCCGTCCGCCGACCGTAATGAGATCAAAAACAGGCCGCGAAGGTAACCGCTCGGTCCCAAGTTCGTGCTGCTCCGGGTAATTCTCACCGTAGACAGCTTCAAAATACCCGCCATCGATACCCCAAATCATCTCGCTCGGTCCGAAATGGGCAATGTTACCAGGGTGCGCAGTACTCGTAGCAGCCTGGATA